TCCCCACCTTCAGCCAATCGAACCTGACCGGCATCCTCGCCGTGGTGTCGCCGGCCACCGACACCTTCACCGTCACCAACGCCGCGACGGCGGTGAACACGTCCAGCACCGGGGACTTCAGCGTGCGCAAGCTGCTGAAGCAGGCGATCCCGTTCGGGATCGTCGCCAGCTTCCCCGCCGCCTCGCTGATCCTCTACGCGGCATAGGCCGCGGCCGTGGCCGCTTCGGTCTTCTACAACCGGGCGCAGATGGCGACCGCTACGACGGGGACGGGCGCGATCACGCTCGGCTCGCCGAGCCCTGCCTACCAGAGCTTCGCCGCGGCCGGCGTCCAGAACGGCGACACGGTGTCGTACCTGATCCTCGACTCGGGCAACGCCTGGGAAATCGGGAGCGGCGTCTACACGTCGTCGGGGACCAGCCTCGCCCGCACGCTGACCCAATCCTCGACCGGCTCGCTGCTGAACCTCTCGGGCAACGCGACGGTCTCGATCATCGAGCAAGCCTCAGACCTCGCGAACTCGGTCGGGCTCGGGAAGACCGGCGCCAGCACGCTGACCGCGCATGGCGTGCTGGTGGGGGCCGGCGGCTCGCCGATCACGGCGACCGCGGCGGGCTCGGCCGGGCAAGTGCTGACGTCGAACGGGGCGAGCGCCGATCCGACGTTCCAGGCGCCCGCGATGGTGCTGCTGGCCAACGCCTCACCGATCGGGACCGGCGTCGTCACCTTCAGCTCGATCCCTCAGACCTACGCCGATCTGATGGTTGTCATCCGGGGCCAAAGCACGGCGGCCGGGGTGAACAGCGCCAACGCGCAGCTCACGTTCAATAACGACACCGCGACCCACTATCAAAACCAACTTGTGCGGGGCAACGTCACCACGGCTTCTGCGGCCGCGTCGGTCGCCCACAGTTCCATCGACTTCCTGACACTGGCGTCCGTTGGGACGGCGACCAATCCGGCGTCCTACGGCGTCGCAAAAATCTACGGATACACCAACACAGCCCTGAACAAGTCGGTGGAGTATCAGGTGGGATTCTCGGTTGGAAGCACGACAGCCGGCATGTTTACTCAACAGTGCTATGGCGTGTGGCTTAGCACCGCCGCGATCACCCGGCTCGACATAACCCTCAGCGCCGGCAACTTCCTGACCGGCTCCCTGGTCAGCCTCTACGGGATCAACGGCTGATGCCGATCGCCGGCGGCCCCGTGGGTTCGATCCCGATCGCCGGAACGCCAGGGGCCACCGTGGTGAGCATCACCGCGCGATCGGCCGCCGCGTCACAGGGCCGCGCACAAGCCGGGGCGGCGGCGCATCTGGCGACGCGCTCCAGATCGGCGGCGCGCTCGACCGGGAAGATCGGCGGGGCGACGACGCTGGGCGCGCGAGGGCTGGCCGCTGGTCGTGACACGGGGCGGCCAAGGGCCGCCGCGCAGCTCGCCGGCAAAGGGCGGGCCGCTGCGCACGGGACGGGAGGGCTGGCGGCGGCGGCGCATCTGGCCGCCAGCAGCGCCAGCGCCGCGCGATCGAGCGCCGCGGGGCGGTTCCGCGCGCAGCTCGTCGGGCTCGCCCGATCCGCGGCGCGGGGCGTGGCTGGCCGCACGGCGCGTGCGCTGCTGGCGGGCGCCGCGAAGAGCGCAGCGCGTGCGGCGGGGACAATGACCGGCGGGGTCCGCATGGCGGCCCGGTCGGCGAGCGCTTCGCACGCGAGGGGCGCGACGCGCTCGGGCGTTCTGCTGGCGGCGTGGTCGAGGGCGGCGGCGCATGGGCGCGCCAGCTATGACCGCCTCGCCGTGATCCGCGCCGCCTCGCGCTCGATGGCGCGAGCCGTGGCCGCGCTGCGCATCCGGGTGATCGGCCCCCAGGCGCACCCGTCCGACGCGCCAGCCTACCGGGCCAGCGCCCGCGACGTCGCCGTGAACACGCTCGTGCTTGACGCGGCCGACGCCCACACTACCGTCGCCGAAGCTGCGCCGGGCGCCACGCCGGCCGACGCCGCGGCCAGCGCCAAGGCGAGCGACGAATGAACACCTACCAGATCGACTCGGAGGTCACGCTTTCGACGCTCTTCACGGCGTCCGATGGCGTCACGCCGATCGACCCGACCACGGTCACGCTCTACATCGTCGCGCCGGACGGGACCGAAATGGAGCTGACCGGCAGCGATCTGGCGCACCCCTCGACCGGCAGCTTCAGCTATGGCGTGCTGGTCAATCAGTCCGGCATCTGGATTTACAAATGGCAGGGCGCGGGCGCCGTGGACGTCACCACGCCCGACACCTATCTGGCGGTGCAAGAAAGTGTCCCTCTCCCCGGCTAAGGTGGGTCGCCTGGGCCTCGATCGCGGCCGCTACATTCGCGGCCCTGCGCGGGTAAAGGCGAAGGTTCTCGCGCCCGTCCGCCCGAACGTCGGGATCGAGCTGGCCTATCGCCGCGCGCTGATGAGGCTGGTCGATCGGATGCAGGCGGATATCGACGCGCTGCTGAAGCCGACTTACGGGATGCTGGCGCCGGCGATCGTCGCCCAGGACGCAGCCCCAGCCGTCGAGCTGGCCGGGCTCATGCGCGGGTTGCGCCGACGCTGGGAAGCGAACTTCGACCGCGCCGCGCCCGAGCTGGCCGCCTACTTCGCCCAGGCCGCCCAGGATCGCAGCTCGCGGACGCTGAGCGCCATCCTGCGCCGCGCCGGGCTCACGGTGCAGTTCCGCATGACGCCGGCGGCCCAGGAGGTCTACGACGCCGCGGTGATCGAGAACGTCGGGTTGATCCGCTCGATCGCCCAGCAGCACCTTCAGGAGGTCGAGGGGATGGTGATGCGCAGCGCCCAGCACGGCCGCGACCTGGGGCCGCTCGCCAAGTCGCTGCGCGCCCGCTACGGCATCACCAAGCGGCGGGCGGCGCTGATCGCGCGAGACCAAAACAACAAGGCGACCGCGGTCATCACCCGCGTGCGGCAGAAGGAGCTGGGGATCACGCAGGCGCGGTGGGTCCACAGCCACGCCGGCAAGACGCCGCGGCCGGACCATGTTGCGTTCAGCGAGGGGCGCGGCGGCGGCCCCTACTACGACGTCGAGAAGGGCGCGCTGATCAGCGGCGAAAGGATTTTCCCCGGCGAGTTAATCAACTGCCGGTGTGTGTCCCGGTCGGTCATTCCCGGTTTCGGTGTATAACGCCGGTTTCGGGCGGGTTGCCAAAAGGGACGATGCCCTAGAAGCCCCAGGGATGCACGTACAGGGCCGTTTGACTTCCCTGATATCATCCTACCGCCCCACCCCGTGTTCACGTTTGTTCCCTTTTTCGGGTTGTATCGCCTCTCTACTCAGGGGAGACTCGGCAAGATCATGCCCCGCCCCGCGATGAACCGCTTGACGTCTCGCTGGACGTGAGTCCATAAGGCGGGGCGCTCGGTTGCTTTCCCCTTCCCCTAAAGCCCCCCCAGCCCCGGAAGGGCCGCCGAGCCCGGCCCCCGCGTCCACCGGCGCGGGGGCCTTCGCTTTTCGGGGTGGCGTGATAGCGTCCGATTCATGGCGACATTTGCGAAGCGCGCGACACCCGGTCAGGCGGCGATCCTCCGCATGATCGAGGGCGGCATCAAAAGCGCCCAGCACGCCCACCCCGAAATCATCATCAGCCCGCGGCATCGCACGTCGATCGCCAAGCGGGCGGCAGGGCTAATCTCGGCGGCGACGCCGGGCTTGGTGTCGGCGGCATCGCGCCCGCCGATAGCATCGCCGGACGGACACTTCTCAGACCCGACCGGCGGCCGTCGATCCATTGTGGGGGTCGAGGGCAGGGCGGGAACGGGCCAGCTAACTGACCGTTCCCGCCTGGGTCCGCTGCGCAGCCTGCGCCGGCAGATCGAGCGCGATCTGTGGGCGGTCGATGACTTGGCCGCGCGCAAGGCGTATGTGCATACCCTTCGGCTGATCGCCGAGCTGGGGGTGCGCAAGTGACCATCGCCGATCTTGAACGCATCCTGGCGGCTGATCGGGCGGTGCTGGCCTATGACCCGCTGAAGCCCGGCAAGAGCCGCGAGGTCATCAGCGCCAACATCGGCGAGCTGGTGCGCGCCGGCCATGCCGTCAAGCAGGCGGCCGCCATCGCCTACAAGGAGGCGGGCGAGGATTGCGAGACCTTCAGCGAGGATGAGCTGACCGGGATCGCCAGCCGCGCGCTGCTGGCGGGCGCCAGCGACCGGATCGCGTTCGACTTCGACACCGCGCGCCACACCGACGTCGATGGGCGACTGCATGTCGCGGTCAGCCACATCAGCAAGGCGACGGTGAATCCCTACTACGGGCGGGAGATTCCCAACGCCGAAGCGCTCGGGCTCGATCCCGGCAGGGTCTACCATCTGCTGCGAGACCCCGAAGAGCTGCGCCGGGCGGCGGCCACGTCGAACAACTTGCAACTATTGATGCAGCACGTCCCGGTCAACGCGGACGATCCGAAGAAAGAAATCACGGTCGGCTCCACCGGGACCGATGCCGCCTTCAATAGTCCGTACCTCGACAACTCTCTGGTTGTTTGGGATTCGGCCGCGATCGAGGCGATCAAATCTAAAAAGCAGCGCGAGCTTAGCTGTGCGTATCGATATATAGCGGACATGACCCCCGGAACCTACCAGGGCTTGCGGTACGACGGGGTGATGCGCAATATCGAGTTCAACCACGTCGCACTCGTAGACAGGGGCCGCGCCGGCTCTGACGTCTGCGTCGGTGATCAGGACCCAGGGGCGAACATGCTCAAGCCGATTTCCTCGCGTAAGGCGCTGCTGGTCTCGGGCGCGATCCGCGCCATGGTGAAGCCGCTGCTGGCCGCCGACGCGGCGATCGACTTCAGCGCCATCGTGGAGGGCGTCACCGCCGCCGCCTACGACTCGAAGGTCATCGCCGAGCGCGTGGCCGCCGCCACCAAGGGCAAGCTGAAGCCCGACGCCGACCTGAAGCCTCTCGCCGTCGCGCTCGACGCGATGGAAGACGAAGAGGATGAGGGCGCCGAAGACGACGAAATCGACGGCGAGCCCGACGATGACGACGACAAGGGCGAGGGCGGCGAAGAGGGCGGCGAGGGCGGCGGCGACAAGAAGGCGCGGGACAAGCGCGCCCGCGACAAGAAGGCGAAGGATAAGGCCGCCCGCGACAAGAAGGCGCGCGACGAAGCCGAAGCTGCGGCCCGCGAGGAAGACGACAAGGAAGACAAGTCGATGGACCGCAAGGCGACCGACCGCGCGATCCAGATGGCGCTCGACGCCCGCGATCAGCGCTACGCCGCGCAAGAGGCGGTGCGGCCGTTCATCGGCGCGCTCGCCAACCCGCCCGAGACCGCCGGCGGCGTCTACAAGCTGGCGCTCGACCACTTCGGCATCGACACCAAGGGCCTGCCCGAGGCGGCCATGAAGCCGACGTTCGACGCCGTGAAGGCGCACCAGCGCCAGCCGGGCCAGCGCCGCGAGCGCATCGCCCAGGACGGCGCCAAGGGCGCCACCACCATGTTCCCGGCCATGGGCCGGATTCGCCAAGCAGGTTAAGGACACCGGCGCATGACGGGCTTCCAAACCCAGGTGAACTATCAGCAAGCGCCGGCGGTCCCCGGCGACTTCGCCACCACGAACCCGCGCGCCACCGTGATCGCCGGCCCCGGCGCGCTGGTGGCGGGACCGTCCGGCGTCACGGTCGGCCGCTTCGGCTGGGTCGATCCGGCCACGCAAACGCTGGTGTCGAACGGCGGCGCAGGCAAGCCGAACGGCTTCGTCGGCAACCACCACAACGCGCTGATCACCACCTACCTCGCCGAGACGTCGCTGGTGATCCCCGGCGGTTTCGAGCTGTTCCTGTGGGCCTACGGCGACTTCTGGATGAAGAACGACTCTTCGACCGAAGCGCTGCCCGGCCAGAAGATTTTCGCCTCGCAGACCACCGGCCAAGCCTCGCAGCTCGCCGCGGCGGGTACGCAGCCGAGCGGCGGCGCGTCCGTCACCGGCTCGATTGCCGCCTCGACCGCCAGCGTCACCGGCTCGATCGCCAACGATATCCTGACCGTCACCGTGGTGGGCTCGGGCGCGATCGTGGTCGGCGGAACGCTCAGCGGCTCGGGCGTCGCCACCGGGACGATGGTCACGGCGCAGCTCACCGGCACGCCGGGCGGCATCGGGACCTATCTGGTGTCGATCCCCGAGCAGACGGTGGCCTCGACCACCATCAGCGAGACCTACGGGACGCTGACCGTCTCGGCGGTCGGCTCGGGCGCCCTTTCCGTGGGCGACGTCATCAGCGGCTCCGGTGTCACCGCCGGGACCTACATCACGGCGCTGGGGACCGGCGCGGGCGGGACGGGGACCTACATCGTCACCCCGAACACCGTCGTCTCCTCGACCACGATCACCGCCAACGCGACGGTGGAGACCGATTGGTACGTCGGCAGCTTCGCCGCACCGGGCGAGCTGATGAAGCTTACGCATCGAGCCCTGGGGTAACAGCACATGCTGCGTCGTAGCGCCGAACTCACGGCCGTGATGGAAGAGGCGGGGATCGTCTTCGATTCCGCCGTGGACTTCCTGCCCCGCACCCGGCTCGACAAGCCGGTCACGGAAATGACCAGCCTTGGGCCGGTCGAAACCAGCTTCGGCGGGATCGACATGAGCGCGGCCACGCGCCTCGCCCAGGACGCCGGGCTGGCGTTCGATGCGCCGAACTCGCCGGCCAGCCCGCAGGCGGGTCTGGTCACGGTCGCGAACGCCGGCATCCCCAGCTTCCTGACGATGTATGTCGATCCGAAGCTGATCGAAGTCCTCTACTCGCCGCTGAAGGCGGCCATGCTCTACGGCGAAGCCCGCAAGGGCGACTGGCTGATGGAAACGGCCATGTTCGCGATGATCGAGTCGACGGGCGAGGTTTCGTCCTACGGCGACTTCGCCACGAACGGCCGCGCCGGCGCGAACGCCCAATGGCCGCAACGGCAAGCCTACCTCTATCAGGTGTTCACCGAGTGGGGCGAGCGCGAGCTGGAGCGCATGGGGCTGGCCCGCGTCGATTGGGCCGCGCGCCTCAACATCAGCTCGGCGCTGACGCTGAACCGCTTCCAGAACACCAGCTACTTCTTCGGGATCAACGGGCTCCAGAACTACGGCGCCCTGAACGATCCCAGCCTGCCGGCCCTGCTGACGCCGACCACCAAGACGGCCGGCGGCACGAGCTGGTCGGTCGCGCTGCCGACCGAAATCCTCGCGGACTTCCAGAAGGTGTTCGCGCAGCTCCAGATTCAGACCGGCTCCAACCTGGAGCTGGACACGCCGATGACCGCTGTCGTCCACTCGGTCAGCGAGGTCTATCTGGCGAACACCAACAGCTTCGGCCTCACCGCCGAAGGCATGATCAAGAAGGTGTTCCCCAACCTGAAGATCATGCAGGCGCCACAGCTCGGCTATCCGACCGGCGCGCCGACGCCGACGCTCTTCACGATGCAGATGTGGGTCGATGAGCTGGAGGGCCAGCGGACGATCGAGTGCAGCTTCAATGAGAAGATGCGCGCGCACCGGATCGTGCAGGACACTTCGTCTTGGCGCCAGAAGAAGACTCAGGGCACCTGGGGGGCCATCGTCTATCGCCCGGCGTGCGTGTCGGGCCTCACCGGGATTTAAGCCATTGGCCGAAAGCGCCCAAAAGACCGCCGACGCGCTCGGAGCCGCCGGCGCGGCTGCGGCTGCTGCGGCCGCCGGTCCCGAGCGGCCCACCATCACGGAACCCGCCAAGGCAAAGGCCGCCAAGGCCGACCGCGCGGGGGGCGTGGTCTATGTCGGCTGCAAGCTGCCGAACGGCGTTGTCCTCGATCTGGATCGGTACGTCCCGATCAACGATCGCGGCGACGTGCGCCTGGAGAAGGGCAAGCTGCCGCCCGTCACGCTGAAGGGCTGGGCGTTCCGCGTCGGCATCGACGCCCCGCTGGTCAGCGCCGGCGGCTACGTCTTCACGCCGGTCCCCGGCGAGTTCTGGGAAGAGTGGATCAAGCGCAACGGCGAGGGCGATCTGATCGCCTCGCAGATGATCATCTTCGGCGAGACGATGGACGCAGCCCAGGGCAAGGCGAGCGAGCGCGGCGAGCTGGTCCGCGTCTTCCGCGGCGCGATCCCGTCGAAGGCCGATGGCGTCGCGACCGCGACGGACGATCGCGGCAACCCGGTGCTGGCGAGCGCTAGCGCCCTCATCTGAGGGGCGGCGCGTGACCATCGTCGCCTTCAACTTTCAGACCTGGGCGGCGCGCTTCCCCGAGTTCATCCCGGCCGTGACCGAGCCGATGGCCGACCGCTTCTTCGCGGAGGCGTGTCTCTACATCAACAATACCGACTCCTCGCCGATCAGCGCCGACCCGCCGAACGGGCCGCGCGCGATGATCCTCGATCTGGCGACCGCCCACGTCGCGAAGCTCTACAAGGGGACGAACACGGACCCGGCCAGCGGGCTCGTGGGCCGGCTCAGCCAAGCAGCCGAGGGCTCGGTGAACGTCAGCACCGAGCTGGAGCCCGGCGCGGAGCCGTCGCGCGCGTGGTGGGTCCAGACGCCCTATGGCTTCAGCGTGTGGCAGGCGACCGCGCCCTACCGGATCGGCATCTACATTCCGAACCCGCCGGACACCTTCGGCGCGGGACCGCTGGGCTTCCTCCGGGGCTGGTGATCCGTGGCTGACGTTCCATTCGAGGGCGGGGAGAAGCTGACGGCGGCGCTGGAGCGCATCAGCCGCGCCCTGGGCGGTAGCCCCAAGGTTCGCGTCGGCCTGCTTGAGGGCGCGACCTATCCCAACGGGACCCCCGTTGCGCTGGTTGCGGCCGTGCAGGAATACGGCGCGCCCTCCCGCGGCATCCCTCCCCGCCCGGCGATCCGCGGCATGGTGGCGAAGGAGGGGCCGGGCTGGGGCGACGCCCTGATGGAAGCCCTGAAGGCGAGCGACTACGACGCCGGCCGGGCGCTGGAGCTGATGGGCGAGGGGATCAAGGGCCAGTGGCAGCAGGCGATCCGCGACTTCTGGGGCGTCCCGCTGGCGCCCGCCACGATCGCGCGCAAGGGCTTCGACAAACAGCTCATCGATACGGGCCACATGATCAACAGCGTCGATTCGGAGGTCATCAGTGGCCGCTGATCCGCGCGATCATCCGGCGGTGCGCGCCGAGCGCGACGGGATCGTCAACCCGATCGGCCAGCTCCGATGCCCGGCGTGCGGCGCGTGGTTCCTCATGCGCTCGACGTGGCTGCGCCACCGGGAGGTCGAGCTTCCGAGCTTCCGCGCCTGGGCCGAAGGTGCGAACCGGCATTGGGAGAAGACCCGCAACCGGCCGGTGATCGTCAGCCGCGATGAGATTCACGCCCGCGAGCTGCGCGTGGTGACGCCGTGAACCTGCGCTCGATCGCCAACAGCGCGACGCGCGCGGTGAACCCGAACGTGACCGGCAGCGTGATGCAGTCCACCGGCTACACCACCGGGCCGGACGGGTCGCGCACGCCAACCTACGACACCGTGACCGGCGTCAGCTTCCAAACCCAACCGCTCAGCACCGCCGACCTCTTGCAGCTCGACGCGCTCAACATTCAGGGCGTCACCCGCAAGGTCTACGCGAACATGCAGATCAAGGGCGTCGAGCGGGCGGCCGGGACCGGCGGCGATCTGCTGGTGTTCAGCGGCGAGACGTGGCTGGCGAGCGCGATCCTTGAGCCGTTCGACCAATCGGGCTGGTGCAGCGTCGGCGTGACGCAACAGGCATGAGCGCCTACCTCGACTTCACCGAAGCCCAGGCGCTCACCGTGCTGCGCAGCTTCCTGCTGAGCATCCTTCCGCCAATCGAGGTTGTCCGCGGCCAGATCAACCGGGTCGGCGAGCCCACCGCCGGCGACTTCGTGGTGATGACGCCGATCCTGCGCACGCGCCTCGAGACGAACACGCCGACCTACATGGACGCAGTTTTCACCGGCTCGATCGCGGCGACCACGCTCACGGTCTCGGCGGTGGCGCACGGCTCGATCCTTGTCGGCGCACCCGTCGCGCCCGCGCCCGGCGGCCACTCGGTCGCCGATGAGACCTACGTCGTCGCCCAGCTCACCGGCTCCGTGCCTGGAGACGTCGGGACCTACCGGGTGAGCGTCAGCCAGACGGTCGCCAGCGGCGGGCTGCTGGCCGGCGTGGTCGAGACGTTGCAGCCGACGCAGCTCACCGTCCAGCTCGACGTCCACGGCCCGGCCAGCGGCGACAACGCGCAGATCATCGCGACGCTGTTTCGAGACCCGATCGCCTGTCAGGCTTTCCGCGCTTCCGGCTTTCCGACGCAACCGCTCTACGCCTCCGACCCTGCGCAACGGCCCTTCCAAAACGCCCAGGATCAGATCGAATATCGATGGGGCGTCGATGCGGTGATTCAGGTAAACCCCGCCGTCTCGACTCTCCAGCAGTTCGCGGCTAGCCTCGCCGCAACGCTTGTCAGCGTCGATGCGACCTACCCGCCTTAAGGGGGCTCAAGGATGAGTGTTCAGCTCGCGATCCCGGCTTCGCAGCTTGTCGCTGTCAACCCCGGCGTCATCACGGCCGCCGGCGCGGCCGCCGATCTGTTGGGGCTGTTCCTGACCGAGTCGACGCGGGTTCCGATCGGGGCCGTCAACAGCTTCCCCACGCAAAGCGCCGTGGCCGCCTACTTCGGCGGCAACTCGGCCGAAGCGGCCAAGGCCGCCGTCTACTTCCTGGGCTTCGACAACTCGGCCCTGAAGCCGGCGGCGATGCTCTTCGCGCAATGCCCCTACGCGGGGCCGGTGGCCGCCTACCTGCGCGGCGGCAACATCAGCGGGCTGACGCTGACCCAACTCCAGGCGATCAGCGGCGTCATCACCCTGACGATCGACGGGCATCCCTTTACGTCCGGCAACATCAACCTGTCGGGCGCGACGTCCTTCTCGGATGCGGCCGCCACCATTCAGACCGCGCTCGGCGCGTCCGACGCGACCGTCACGGGCTCGATCGCCGCGACCACCCTCACCGTGAGCGCGGTCGGCGCTGGCGCGCTGGCGGTGGGACAGGTGATCAGCGGCTCGGGCATCACGGTCGGGACCCGGATCACCGCCCTGGGCTCGGGCTCGGGCGGGACCGGGACCTACACGGTCGCCCCCTCGCAGAGCGCCAGCTCGACCAGCATCACCGCCGGCGCGGTCGGCGTCAGCTTCGACAGTCAGTCCGGCGCGTTCGTGATCACCGCCGGGACGCCCGACGACACCGGCTCGATCACCTTCGCCAGCGGCTCGGCGGCCGCCGGCCTCATGCTGACGTCGGCGACGGGCGCCGTCCTCAGCCAAGGCGCTGATCAGGTGGGCTCCGACGTCACGCCGGCCGAGTTCATGGACGGGATCGTGGACGTGACGACCAATTGGGCGACGCTGGTCACGGTGTTCGCCCCGATCACCGCCGACAAGGTGGCGTTCGCCGATTGGGTCAACGCCCAGAACAACCGCTTCGTCTACGCCATGTGGGACACCGACATTACCGCGACGGAGTCCAACGACTCGGCGTCGGCCGGCGCGCAGATCATCGCCAAGGGCGACTCGGGGACGATCCCGATCTACGAGCCCAGCGACCTGAACCACGCGGCGTTCGTCGCCGGCTACTTCGCGTCGATCGACTTCACCCAGCCGAACGGCCGCGTGACGCTCGCCTACCGCAAGCAGCAAGGACTCACGGTCGGCGTCACCAACCAGACGACCGCCGCCCAGCTCTTGCTGAACGGTTACAACTTTTATGGCGAATACTCGACGTCGAACGCCGACTTCAACCTGTTCCAGAACGGCTCGATCACCGGCCCGTTCGCCTGGGCGGACAGCTACGCGAACCAGATTTGGCTGAACGCCCAGCTCCAGCTCGCGCTGCTGACGCTCCTGCAACAGACCTTCTCGATCCCGTACAATCAGGAGGGCTACAACCTGATCGCCGCGGCCGCCGCGGACCCGATCAACGCCGCCCTCGCCTTCGGCGCCATCCGCGCCGGCGTGACGCTCAGCCAAGCCGAAATCGCGGAAGTGAACAACGCCGCCGGGCTCGACGTCGCCACGACGCTGCAAAATCGCGGCTGGTATCTCCAGATCAAGGATGCGGACCCGAGCGTTCGCATCGCGCGGGGATCGCCGCCGATCACGTTCTGGTACATGGACGGCCAGAGCGTCCAGAAGATCACTCTGGACTCGGTCGAAATCCAGTAGGGGCGGGCTGACAGCATGGCGAACAATCGGACCCTCACGGCGGCGGACGTGCTGATCACCCTCAGCGTCGCTGAGGTCTTCGGCGCGCCGTTCACGCTGCACGGCTTCGCGACCGATGACGTCTACGACATGCCGGAAATCGACGTCGCCGAGACCGCGATGGGCGTCGATGGGCGCCTGTCGGCCGGCTTCGTCTTCCGGCCGGTGACGCAAGCCTACATGCTCCAGGCGGACAGCCTCTCGATCGACCAGTTCGAAACGATCTACGCCCAGCAGCAACAGAATCGGTCGGTCTACGCCTTCACCGGAATCACCACTCTCCTAGCGGTCGGCAAGCAGTACGCCATGAACCGCGGCTTCCTGCGCAACTACAGCCCGGCCGCGGCCGGCAAGCGCATCCTCCAGCCGCGGCGCTTCGGGATCGAGTGGGAATCGGTGCTTCCTCAACCCGTCTGAACCCTGGGTCAAATCTGACCCGGATTTGACCCAGATTTGAGGTAGCGCGCATGGGCCGCAAGGTCGCTGAGGTCATCATCCCGGCCGACGATCCCGGCCGCGACAAGGGCAAGAAGTTCCGCATCACCGAAATGCCCGCGCTCCAGGCTGAGCGCTGGGCGATCCGCGCGATCACCGCGATCGGCAAGGCGGGGATCGAGGTCCCCGACGAAGCCCTCGACCTTGGAATGGGCGCGCTGGCCGGCGTGGCCCTGCGCGCGATCGTCCAGATCGAGTTCGATGACGCGATGCCGCTGCTGGCCGAAATGATGGCGTGCGTTCAGCGCGACATGGGGAACGGCGTGGTCCGCGCGCTGACGGAAGACGATATCGAAGAGGTCCCCACGATCCTCAAGCTGCGCGGGGAGACGATCGCGCTGCATGTGGGTTTTTCGATGGCCGACGTCATGTCGAGACTCCGGTCTGGATCGGCGTCGGCCTTACCAGCGAACTCATCCGACCCCGCAACGTCCCCCTCAACATCGCAACCGTGATCCAGGGGCGGCTTGCGACGCTGGCGGAACTTGATTCCGTCTACGGGGTGGAAGACCTTCACGACATGCTAGAGCTGCTGATGGTCGAGGCGGTGAATCGCAAGATCATCGACCGGGACGCGGAAGAGGGCTGAGGGACCGGGGTGGCCGACGTCGTAGACGCCTTCGTTGTCACGCTGGGGCTGAAGGACGATGATTTCGTTCGTCACGCCCGCATCGTGCTTGAGCTCCAAAAGAAGATGCGCGAGGAAGCGCATCAGCAGACCAAGGAGACCCAGGAAAACGCGGCGAAGTCGGTCGCCAGCTTCGCCTCGATCAAGCGCGAAGTGCTGGGGCTAACCAGCCTGATCCTGGGCGGGATGGGGATCACCGAGTTCGTCCAGAAGACGATCGCGCTCACCGCCAACGTCGGCCGCCTCAGCACGATCCTGGGCCAATCGACCGAACAGATCAGCGCGTGGCAGGGCGCGATCCGCGCGATGGGCGGGACGTCCGAAGAGGCGTCGGGCGATCTGATGAAGATCGTCCAGGCGTTCGAAGATATCCAGCTCACCGGCAACAGCCCGATGATCCCGGTGCTGCGCCAGCTCGGGTTCGGGCTCGATGACCTGAAGGACCCGACCGCCTTCCTGCTGAAGCTGAGCGACCGCCTCTCGGCCATGCCGGACAAGCGCGAGGCGTTCAACCTGGGCTCGCGGCTGGGGCTCAGCCCCGAAATGGTCAACCTGCTGATCCAGGGACGCAAGGTCACGCAGGAATATCTCGACGCAGCCGCCAAGGCGTACCCGATCCACCAGCGCGACGCGGCCGCCGCGATCGAGGCGCAGAAGCAATTCAGCCTGCTGCGGGACTCATGGCAACGGCTCGGGAACACCGTGCTGGTGGAGCTGGCGCCCTCGCTGATCAAGCTGGCGGACGGGCTTGAGGGCATCGCGCTCTTCCTGAACCAGAATCCGGCGCTGGCGATGACCGGCTTTGGGGTGGCGATGTTCTTCGCCGCGTCGGGCGCGTTCCGTCTCGCCGCCGGCTTGGCGGCCGCCGGCGCGGCCAACATCGCCACGATCGCGCGCATCCTCGCCTTGCTGGCTGGCGTGCCTGGGGCCGCCGTGGCCGGCGGCGCGGCGCTCAGCCTGATCCCCGGCAGGGCGCGCGGATCGCTGGCGGGCGCGGGCGCGGGCCGCTCGATCGATGAACAGATCGCGGCGCTGCAAAAGCAGCTCGCCGACCCCGACGCCCCCAAAGCCTACGTTCAGCGCCGGCTGGCCGAGCTTCTCGCCAAGCGCGCCGTTCTCGGCGGCAAGGCCGACTTCGCGACGCCGATCGGCGCGGGGGCCGTTCCCGCCCAGCTCGCCGCCGGCGGGTCGGTTCCGGGTCAGGTGGCCGCGTTCTTCCAGGCGCACGGCGCGAGCGCGGCCGGCGCGGCCGGGATCGGCGCGGGCGTCGCCGCCGAAGGCGGGAGCGAGTTCGCGCGCGACCAGTATGACAGCCGCGGACGCTACGCCTACGGCGTCTTCCAACTGCGCGGCGCGCTCCAGAAGAAGCTGTTCGCGCAATACGGGCCGAACGCCAACCTCGCCCAGCAGCTTCAGTTCGTGCTGGGCCAGCTCAAGACTGATCCCAGCCTGGGGGGCGCGTCGATCTTCGGCGCCACGAACCCGGTCGCCGCGCTTCAGACCTTCATCGCGCAGTTCTTGCGCCCGGGGCGCGGCGCGGCCGGCGATCTGGAGCGGGGCGCGCGGGCGCTGCATATCGGGACATTGATCATTCACGCCGGCGCGGGCGCTGACGGGCGGCAGATCGCCCGCGACCTTCAGGCCGAGCTGATCGCCCAGGGCAACAGGGGGATGAGCTGATGCCGCTCTATCCGATCGTTCCCGATCTGCCCGGTGTCCCGCCGGTCGCGCGCTCGGCGGTCAACGCGCTCGGGCTTCTCGCCAGCGGCCAAGGCACGATCCGCGACACCACGCTGACCGTCAGCCAGCTTGTCGGCGCAGCGCTCAACCCCGGCCAGTTCCTCAGCGGGGCCGGGCTGGCGTCGGGCGTGCAGATCGTCGCTCAGCTCGCGGGCGTCACTGGCGGCCTTGGCGACTACCGGCTCAGCCAAGCGGCCAACATCGCCGGGCTGGCGTTCGCCACGTCGCACTTCTTCGCCCCGACGCTGGCGACGTTCGACGGGATCAGCTCGGCGCTCATCGGCGGCGCGGCCGGCGATCGGCCTCAGTGGGGCGTCTTCGATGACGCCGGCGAGCTGGTGATCGCGCCTGACAGCGTGGTAGATTTCGACCTGCGCGCCGAACAGCGCCTCGCGATCTTCCCGATCGAGAAGGGGTCCTTCGGGTCCTACAACAAGGTGGCGATGCCTTTCGAGGCGCGCATGAAGATGAACAAGGCCGGGACCGAGTCCGACCGGACGGACTTCCTGAACGCCTGCGACGCCGCGCTGAAGAGCCTGAAGCTCTACACAGCGGTGACGCCCGAAGTGACCTATGACAACGCCAGCGTGGAACACTACGACTACCGGCGCACCAGCGAGAACGGCGTGCAGCTCATCACCGTCGAGCTGTGGCTTCAGGAAGTCCGCGTCGCCGCGTCGCCCACCTTCAGCAATACCAAGACGCCCCAGGGGCAGGACGCCCAGCAGGACGGCGCGGTGCAGGCGCAGACGCCGACCACCCAGCAGGCCAGCCAAGCCAGCGCCGCGCTCGACGCCAACGGGCCGCTGGGCGGCGTGGGGGGACCACCGGGCGATGACTGAAACCGAGCGCGGCTTCCTGCTGACGTCGATGAGCGACCGGGACGTGGCGAAGGCACTCAGGCGCTCGCTGGCATGGGTCCAGCGCGAGCGCGCGGTGCTGGCGGGCATGGAGCCCCAGCCGATCCAGCGGCGTCCCAGGCGGCCCGCTATGTGCAACGGGGGCCACGATGGATTGTCCAGCGCGCCCCAGGCGCTTCAGGCGCCCCCCAGGTACACAGTACCCCCAAGGGTCGCGCGCTGGGCTCTGTGGTTCCTGGGGGCCGGCTGGCCGGTGGCTGAGGTCAGCTACCTCTTCGACCAGACGCCCGCCGACCTTGAAGCGTTGCGGGAGCGCGCCGCCTGATGCTGATCGTCCCGCTCCAGCCCGTCGTCGCTCAGACCCTCTCGATCGCGCTCGGCAACCAGCCGTGTCAGCTCCGGGTCTACCAGAACGCCGCCGGGCTCTTCGTTGACCTGTATGTCAACAATGCCCTGATCATCGGCGGCGTCATCGCGCTCAACGGGACGCGGATCGTGCGCGACGTCTACCTGGGCTTCGCGGGCGACCTCTTCTTCGCCGATATGTTCGCCACCCCGACGCAGCCGGGCGTCGATCCCACCGGCGGCGCGCAGCTCGGCGTCCGCTGGCTGCTGTTCTACTTGGAAGCATCAGAAATCGAGGGGGACGTCTGATGAGAACGAAATCGGAACTCGCCCCCTGTAGATTTTTGGTTCGCGATTCGTTCAGGGCGCGCTGATGGCGTTCGTCCGGCGCAGGATCGACCTGAAGTTCCAGCTCGGGACCGGCTCATTCGGCGACAGCGGGATGAACACGGTCAACGTCACCGGGCTGCGCGTTCACGCCACCATCACCAAGGCCGGCGGGCTCGGCATGGCGACCGCGCATGTGGACGTCTACGGGCTCGACCCGAAGATCGCCAACCAGATCAGCACGCTCGGAAAGGTGCTGACCGCCGGGCGCAACAATACGATCACGATCAGCGCCGGCGACGACGATGCGGGGATGGCGGTCTGCTACATCGGCACGATCGACATGGCATGGAGCGACTACACCAACGCGCCCGACGCCAAGGTGCAGATCAGCGCCCACATGGGGCTGCTGGAGAACCTGAAGCCGATCGCGCCGACCAGCTTCAAGGGCTCGGCCGACGTCGCGACCATCCTTCAGACCCTCGCCGGGCAGATGGGATTCACGTTCGAGAACAACGGCGTCAGCGTGCAGCTCAGCAACCCCTACCTCTCGGGGACCGCGCGCGAGCAAGCCTATGCGGCCGCGGCCGCGGCGAACATCAACATCGTGATGGACGATCAGCCCGGCGGCGTGAACACGCTGGCGATCTGGCCGAAGGACGGGCAACGGCAGGGGAACCCGCCGGCGATCGGGCCGGACACCGGGCTGGTCTCCTACCCGACGTGGATCGAGAACGGCGTGGTGCTGAAGTCGATCTTCAACCCGAAGATCATCGTCGGCGGGACTGTCGCGATCACCAGCTCGGTCCCCAACGCGAACGGGACGTGGCAAGTGTTCAACCTCCAGCACGATATCGAGTCGGAGTCGCCGGACGGGCCATGGTTCTCGACGGTGAGCTGCAACGTGCTGGGGCATCAGACGCCGCTGGCCGGGGGGCAGTAGATGGCCGGCTCGGATCAGGACTATCTCGGGCTGGCGCGCCCGGCGGACATGGGCTCGCACTTCAACGCGATCGCCTTCCTGATCAAGGCGATGACCGGCCAGCTCTGGACCGCGACGCTGGTCAAGGTGGTCGCCGTGACCGGCGGCGGCGGCGCGGTGGCGCTGGCCGGGACCGTGGACGTGCAGCCCTTGGTCAACCAGCTCGACGGGCAGGATCAGGCGACGCCGCATGGGACGATCTTCGGCGTCCCCTACTTCCGCGCGCAGGGTGGCGCGAACGCGATCATCCTCGACCCGCTGGTGGGCGACCTGGGGATCGCCGTCTTCGCCGATCACGACATTTCGAGCGTGGTCGCCAACAAGGGCGCCGCCAACCCCGGATCGCGGCGGCGCTTCAGCCCGTCCGATGCGCTCTATCTGGGCGGCTTCCTGAACGCGGTCCCGACCCAATACCTCGCCTTCGCCGGCGGGATCGACGTGGAGTCGCCCGGCGTGGCGTTCTCGGGCAATGTCACGGTCGGAAGCGGCTGGTCGGGGAGCTTCCCGACCGGGACCGGCCAGATCGTCACCGTCGTGGCCGGCATCATCACGGACGTAACATGAGCTTCAACGCCGAGTTCTTCACCAACCTCGCCGCGCAGATCGAGAACACCGACTCGTGCGCCGAGCTGCAAACGCTGGTCGATCGGGCGTTCGCCCAGCTCGCCGACGTCAACGCCTTCATCGCCACCCAGCAGGCGCTTCTGGCGCCGCTGGCCTCTCTGCTGACCGCGCCGACCGACCTCAGCGAGGTCATCACATGGATTACCGGGACGATTACGGTGTTCACGAATATGTATGCGCCGTATGCGAAGTACGCGACGCAGCTCACCGAGCTGGTCGCCGCGGTCGCCAGCCTGACGACGGCGATTAACGACGCGGCCGCCAGAATCGGCGACTGTAGCATCACCATCCCGCCGATCTGAGGCACCCCCGTGGACACGCTGTTGCTCGATCAGGCGACGTGGGACCTGACGCTCGACGCGAGCGGGAACATGGCGGTCGCCAGCAACCCCTACTCGATCGCCCAGGATGCCGGCTCGGCGCTCAAGCTCTTCAGGGGCGAACTCTGGTATGACACCACCAAGGGCATCCCCTACTTCGAACAAGTCCTGGGCTCGCAGCCCCCGGTCGCGTTCCTGAAGGCGAAGTTCGTCACCGCGGCGCTCAGCGTTCCCGAGACCGTCCACGCGGCGGCCTTCATCGACGCGATCACCGCGCGTAAGGTCAACGGCCAAGTTCAGGTGACTACGAATAGCGGGATCGTCCTCCCGGTGGGGCTCTAGCGCATGACCACGAACGTCCCCGTCCCGGCCTTCGGCCCTATCGGCTTCGTCTCGCCGGCCGAGTCCGCGATCCTCGCCGGCGTGCTGGCCGACCTTCAGGCGGCGTTCGGCGGCAACCTGAACCCGAACCTTGAGACGCCCCAGGGGCAGATCGCCAGCTCGCTGACCGCGATCATCGGCGACTTCTACGGGCTCTTCACGTTCTACACCCAGCAGGTTGACCCGGCCTTCGCCAGCGGCCGGATGCAGGACGCCATCGCGCGCATCTACTTCCTGACGCGCAAGCCCGCCCAGGCGACGGTTGTCCAGGCGCTATGCACCGGGCTGGCGAACACCCCGATCCCCACCGGCTCGATCGCCAAGGCGAGCGACGGGAACCTCTACGAATGCACGACCGGCGGGGTGATCCCGCTTGGCGGCTCGATCACGCTCCCGTTCGCCTGCGTCACCGCCGGCCCGATCCCCTGCCCGGCCAACAGCCTGACCGTGATCTATCAGGCGATTCCCGGCTGGGACACGATCAACAATCCCTCAGACGGGGTGATCGGCGAGAACATCGAGACCCGCGAGGATTTCGAGTTTCGCCGCGAGGCGTCGGTGGCGGCGAACTCAGTGGGCGCGATGGGCGCGGTGATCGGCGCGGTGGCGGCGGTCGCCGGCGTGCTGGACTTCTTCGGCTACAACAATGGGACCGGCTCGCCGGTGACGATCGGCGCGGTGACGATCCCGGCCCATACGATCTTCGTGTGCGTCGAGGGCGGCGCGCAGATCGATATCGCGCAGGCGATCTTGTCGAAGAAGGCTCCAGGCTGCGGGACCTACGGCAATACGGCCGTCACCGCCTATGACAGCAACCCGCTCTATTCGGCCCCGATCCCCTACACGATCAACTTCGAAGTCCCGACGCCGACGCCGATCCTCTTCGCCGTCACGCTGGCGAACAACATCAACGTGCCTGCCGACGCGCAGCAGCTCGTAGCCGGCGCGATCCTGAACGCCTTCTCAGGGTCGGACGGCGGCCCGCGGGCGCGGATCGGCTCGACCCTCTTCGCCAGCCGCTATTACACCGGCATTGCGGCGCTAGGCTCGTGGGTCAACATCGTCTCGATCCTGATCGGCGCGCCGACCTCGCCGGGCGCCAGCTTCACCGCCTCGATCGCCTCGACGGTGATGACCGTCACCGCGGTGGCGTCGGGGACGCTGGCGGTGGGGCAGACCGTCGTCGGGGCCGGGGTCTCGCCAGGGACCATCATAGCCTCGCTCGGGACCGGGAGCGGCGGCACCGGGACCTACAACCTCAACCTTCCCCAGACGGTTTCCAGCGAGGCGATGACCAGTATCCTGCCGGCGCTCAACTCGCTCACGCTGGGGATCGATCAGGTTCCGACGATCAACGTCGCCGACGTGTCGCTAGCGCTCGTCTGACAGCTTCGCTACAGTCGCCGCGCCGCGGAGCGGCCAGGGGAGTCGCGCATGGCCGTACAAGGCCCCTTCACGATCTTCGACGCCGCCAAGCTCAAGGTGCTGAACGGCAGCGGGACGCCGATCAATCTCCCGGCCGACACCTTCAAGGCGGTTCTCTGCACGTCGGCCCAGGCGCTTGCGCCGAGCTTCACCGGCGGTTCGGGCGCCGCCCGCTACGCCGACCTGACCGCCGAGCTGCCGACCGCGAACGGCTACACCGTGGGCGGGATCACGCTCACGTCGGTGACGCTCACGCAGACCGGCCCCGTCGTCACCTGGGACGCCGATGACCTGACGTGGACGCTGAGCGGGCCGATCACGTTCAAGTATCTGGTGATCTACGACAATACGCTGGGGACCAAAGACCTTGTGGCCTTCTGCGACTTCGACACGTCCGGCGGCTCCGTGACCGCGCTCGCCGGCCCGCTGGTGGTCACGGTGAACGGCATCGAGACGTTGCAATAAGATGGCTTGGGACTCGGAGTTCACCGAAGGGTTCGACAAGTACGGTCAGCCGGGCAACGGCACCCTCAACGCGCTCTTGCTCGGCGGCGAGTGGACGTCGATCGGCGGCGTCAACGTCTCGACGGTCTACAATCTGTCGCTGGTGGCCGGACTTTCTGGCGGGCAGGCGCTCAAGCTCACCAGCACCAATTTCGGCGCAATAGCCTACGGCCCGAACAAGACGCTCGGCGCGAACTACGCGCAGCACATCGGCGGGCGGTGGTTCAAAGCGGACCTTCTCAGCACCTATGTGCTGTGTTCGTTTCAGGACTCGCTGACGTCGCAATGCTGCATCACCGTCGAGACCACCGGCAAGTTGGGTCTGCGTTCGGGCGGCCCCACCGGGACGCTGCTGGCGTCGTCGTCGCTATCGGTCTCGGCGAACTCGGTGCATTGCGCCGAGTGGTCGGTGACGATCAATCACACGACCGGCGCGGCCACGGTCTATCTGGACGGCGCGGCGTCGGGGCTGACCTTCTCGGGGAACACCCGCGGCGGGACCGCCAATGACTACTACAACGGCATTTCCTACGGCATGTTCAACAGCAGCACCGGATCGGTGCTGACGGTCGATAACGAATACGATCGCTTCTATCTGGTGGCGGGCGCCGACACGCCGGCGCTCGACTGCCCGCGCGTCGAGACGCAGTTCCCGGTCAGCGATGCGTCGGTGCAGTTCACGCCGGGGGCCGGGGTGCTGGGGGCCGACTACAGCATCACCGCGAACACCAACGCGCCGGGCGCAAACGAACTCTTCCTGCGGCAGTTCACGCCCCAGGTGAACGCGACGATCAACAGCGTCTCGATCCTGCCCGAAGCGACCAGCGCCGGCGCGAAGTTCAAGGCGGTGATCTATTCGGACAGCGCCGGCGCGCCCAACGCGCTGCTGTCCAGCGGGACCGAAGTGGTCGGCGCCACGTCGGGGACGGTGCTGACCGGCCCGCTGGTGACGCCCCAGGCGCTCACCGCCGGGACGCCCTATTGGATCGGCTTCATCACCGACACGTCGGTGGCGCTGGCGCAAGTGGACACCACCACCACCGGATCGAAGGCGGCGAACACCTACGGCTCGGGCGCGCCTGGGACCGCGCCGGGGATGACCGGCCTTCAGCCGTCGTGGATCGTCTTCGGCAACTGCACCGGGCAGGCGCATAATTGGGCGCAGGTTGCGGCCGGCTTCAGCAACCCGCCGCTCGGCGATCCCAGCTACAATTCCGACAGCACCGTAGGCCACGCCGACCTCTTCAACTTCCCGGCGCTGACGTCCGCGCCGACCACCGTCCACACCGTCGCCGTCAAGGCGTACATGGAGCGGTCGGACGCCGGCGCGCGGACGGTGAACCTTCAGACCCATTCCGGCAGCACCACGGGCAACGGCAGTACGGCGGGGATCACGCCGGCGACCTCCTACGGCTTTCAGTCGAGCTACTTCGATCAGGACCCGAACGGCCCGGCCGCCTGGACGCCGACCGGCGTCAACGCCGCTACGAGCGGATATCAGATCGCCACCTAAGCCATGACCGACGCTCGCATAAGCGGCGTCGCCCGCGAAGTTCTCGTCGCCGAGAATGCGCCGCTGCGCGTCAGCCAGCTCGCCCGCGAAGTGCTGGTCGCCGAGAACGCCCCCTTGCGCGTCTCGCGCCTCGCCCGCGAAGTGCTGTGGGGGCTTCTGCCGCCGCTGCGGGTCTCGGGGCTGGTGCGCGAAGTGCTGCTTTCGAGCGCGTGGGCGCCGGCGCACGGCTCGATGATCTGGGCCGGCGGGATGCCGGTGCTGGGCGCGTTCGCGCCGGCGGCCGGCTCGATGGTCTTCACCGGCGGGATGCCGGCAATCTCGCACCCGACGCGCTTCACCGTCCCGCCCGGCGCGCTGACCTTCATCGGCAAGATTCCGGTCCTGACCAATGACGCCGAAGCGCCGTTCGATTGGCGCGCGACCGTCATCAGCCAGTACCAAGCCAGCCCGATCATCCTTCAGATCGTGGCGAACATGGCCGCCACCATCGACCCGCGGCTCAACTTCGACGCCTTCTTCAATCTGATCTGGAACGTGCAGACCGCGCAGGGGATCGGGCTCGATATCTGGGGCCGGATTGTGGGATGCAGCCGCATCATCGAGGTCCCCAGCGCCGGCGCGTTCCTGGGCTTCGAAGAGGCAGGCGATCCGACCGCGCGCACGCCCTGGAACCAAGCGCCGTGGTTCTCGGGCGCCACGGCGTCGAGCTCGTTCCCGCTGACCGATGACGCCTTCCGGCTGCTGATCTACGCGAAGGCGCTGGCGAACATCACGGACGGCTCGATCCCCGGCCTCAACGCCATCCTGTTGACCCTCTTCCCCGGCCGGGGTGACGCCTTCGTCACGGACGGCGGCGACATGACCATGACCTACGAGTTCGAGTTTCCGCTCACGCCGGTGGAGCTGGCTATCGTAAGCTCGGCCGGTATCCTCCCGACGCCGACCGGCGTCTCCGCAACGGTGGTTCAAAGCTGATGCTGGCGAGCGCCATCCCAACGAAGTTCCCGATCCCCTGGGGCAACAGCGCGGGGGGCAGCTTCATCCGGCCGATCCCGGTCGCTTCGCAGATCGGGATTCAGCCCGGCGCGGCCTCGCTGACCGATGGCTTCCCGCCGCTCAACTTCCTGCCGGACGGCTCGGGCGGCATCCCGTCCTTCGGTCAGGACGAAAACGGCATCCTCAAGCAGATCACCCAATGGTGTCAGTGGGTCGGTGCGGGCGGCCCGATCGCCTATGACCCGACCTTCTCGGCGGCGATCGGCGGCTATCCGAAGGGCGCGCTGCTGGCGGACTCGACCACGCTGGGCGGCTTCTGGGTCTCGACGGTGGACAACAATACGTCGGACCCCGACACCGGCGGCGCGAATTGGCTGGCGGTGGGTCTGTCTCAGATGCTCGCCGGCGACGTCTCGGGGCCGCTCGGCGCGACCGTGCTTGGGAACGGCAAGGTCACGACGGCGAAGATCGCCAACAGCGCGGTGACGAACACCCTGCTGGCGAACATGCCATCGGCGACGATCAAGGCGAACATCACCGGCGGCCCGGCGCCGCCGACCGACGCCACGGTCAGCCAAATCCTCTCGATGCTGAACATCGGCATGGGCGGGTCGAAGGCGACGCCGGGCTACATGCTGGTCCCCGGCGGGTGGATTCTCCAGTGGACGACCTTCAGCCTGGGCGCGGGGACCGGCTCGACGGTCAACGTGACGTGGCCGATCACCTTCCCCACCGCGGTGCTTCCCCAGGGCTTCATTCTGGTGGATCACGCGGCCGACCAGCAGATCGGGACCAACAGCGTCACCACGACGGGCGCCCAGGTTCAGAAGGGCAACATGGACTTCACCGCGCGCTCTGGTCTCGTGGCCGCGCTCGGCTGGTAGGGAGGCGAGGAATGTTCTACTGGAGCCCTTCGACGGGCGGCTTCTATCACCCCGACGTCCACGGGCCGAAGCTCGCCCCGGTGGCGCTGAAGCGCGGGCTCTTCCGCAAGCCACTGACGACGGCTCGGCAGGTTGCGCCCGGCTCGATCCCGCCGGACGTGATCGAGGTCAGCGACGAAGAACATGCGGCGCTGCTGAAGGGGCGCGGCGAGGGGCGGATGATCGTGCTGGTGGACGGGCGCGCGGCGCTGGCCGAGCCCGAACCGGCGGCGGCCGAGACGCAGCCCCGCTACGCCCCGCCGGGCGAGCTGTTCGCCATGCTCTACCGCGACCTGAAGGCGGCCGGGATCGATGGCGAGTTCGTGAAGCACGTCGAGGCGGCCCGCGCTGCTATGACGCGCGACGAATGACGCCACTGTCACATTGGGGCGGAATCGTGCAAACCGGGACTCGCGTCTGCGTTGACGACCTGGGGGGGGAGCATCACGTTGCCGATTTGGGCGCAAGCTATCATTGCGGCGTTCGGCGCGCTTCCGGGGATCGGGGCGGCGATCGGCGCGTTCTTCTGGTTCGGGCGACTCAGCGCGAGGCTCGACGCCGTGGAACATGAACTCACCGACCTGAAGGATATCGGCCGCGAGGTCGCGACCATCGCCGAGCGGACCAAGAACACGGCCGACACCGTGAACGGGATCGGGACCGACGTGCGCGCCGTAACCCGCCACCTTCTCGATGAGGGGCGGGTCTTCGCCCGCCAGCTCGTGCGCGATCACCAGGGCGCAAACTAGACGCGCGCAGCGCGAGAAGCTAAGGCGTGTCGTCACACGGGACGAATCGCCTTGCCCTGGACCTACCAGATTTCGACCGGCAAGCTGTGGCACGACTCCACCTATGAGGGGTCCGGCTACTCTGGCCGCCGCTCGGGGCTGAACAACCCGGCGCTGACCGGCGTCGAGGGCGTCGGCCCGATCCCCGCCGGGGATTGGACGATCCACGATCCGCTGAATCCGCCGGACCACCTGGGGCCGCTGGCGATGCCGCTCACGCCGATGGACGGGACCGATGCGCGCGGCCGGTCGGCCTTCTTCATTCACGGCGACAATTCCGAAGCGGACCACACCGCCAGCCACGGCTGCGTCATCTTGGGCCGCGCGTTTCGTCAGGCGATCATCGCCAGCCAAGACCGTTGGTTCAAGGTCATCGACTAGGGACACCCATGCACCTTCTGCTGATCGCCGCCGTCGCCACCGCGACCGCCTCCATCGACCTGTCGCCCATTCTGGCCTTCCTGTTGCAGATCGCCGGGCTCGTGCTGACCGGGATCGTCGGGTGGCTGGGGACGCGCCTCGCCCTCTACTTCCACGTCTCGACGCAAAGCCAGCTCTTCGCGAACGTGCTGGGCGCCGTCGATCGCGGGATCGCCTTCGCCCAGCAGAACCTCGCCGCCAGGATCGCCAACGCCACCGGCGACAAGATCGCGCTCGGCAGCGCCGTCCAGGCGCAGGCGGTGAACTACGTCGTCAGCAAGCTTCCCGACACCCTGTCGAAGCTGGGGATCACGCCGGCGCACGTCGCCGATCTGGTGACTGCAAAGCTGGGCTCTGTCCCGGCCGCGCCGCCCCCGTCCGCGCCAGCCGGCTGACCGCCCCCGTGTGGGCCAGCCTCGCATCGTTCCTCGCGCCCGCGCTGAACACGCTCGTCTTGGCGCTGGCCGCCGGGCTCGGGCTGTGGATCAAGCAGAAGCAGGACCGCGCGGACGGCGCGGCCGCCGCCGCTGCAACCGTGACCGCATCGAGCGCGTTGACGTTGGCGGCGGAAGCCCAGGCTGAAGCGGACGCGCCGAAGACGCTCGGCGGCGCGATCGATAGCCTGAAGAAGGGGGACTTCTGATGCGCCGCGCGCTGATCCTCATCGCCGTCGCCCTCGCCGCCTGCCACACTACGGACGTGGCCGTGGCGAAGCGGTGCGTCCCGCTGAAGCCCTACACGCCGGCTGAACAAGCCGCGGTCGCCGACCAGCTCGACAAGCTCGCCCAGGCCGACCCGGCCTTCGTAGGCTCGCCGGTGGCCGGCATGATCACCGACTACAAGGCGATGCGCGACGCCGATCGCGCGTGCATCGCCCAATGACCCGGCGTCGCGGGAAAGGCTTCGTCCGCGCCGCTCTAGCAGCCGAAGCCGTAGGAATCCTGATCATGTTCGATGCCCTGATCGCGCTGGCCCGCAAGCTGGCCGGGGACGATGAAGAGTTCGCCGGCGAGCTGGCGGCGCTGGAGCAAGCCGTCGCCGACGCGAAGACCCAGGAGGCGGCCGACCAGCAAACGCTGACCGACCTGAAGGCGAAGGTCGATGCGCTCGGCGCGCCGGTGGACACGTCCGGCTTCGCCAAACAGTCCGACGTTGACGCAATCAACGCGGGGCTCGCCGACCTGAACACGCAGATCGCCGCACTCGGCCAGCCGGCGGTGGCGACTCTCGTCCCCGGCCTAGCCCCAACGGCGCAGCCCGCCGCCACGGCCGACCAGATCAACGCGCCGCTGCCCGGCGGCGCGATCACCGCGACCAGCGGCCAGCCCGACACCACGCAACCAGCCGCGCCGGCTGATGCGTCCGCCGCCGCAACCGGCGACGCATCGCAAGCCTCCACGTCCTAACGGGCGCTGGACGCCCAGCAGTCGGCAAGGGAGCGCCGGCGGTCTCTGAGCCGCCGGCGCTTTTTTGCGCTCTGACCCACATTCCCTGTTGCAACGGGGGCTACGTTGCATCATAGTGATGGCGCGGGAAGGGAAGCCCGCGCGACGTAGGATCACCACCATGGAACTCTTCAAGAGACACGGGAGCCCCGCGGCGGCCGCGGGCGTCGATGAGAAGGGCAAGCCCTTCGCGATCGAAATGATCCCTTGCTCCCGGTGTGGGGGCTCGGGATGGATCAACCACTATCGCCACGTCGAGGGCGGCATCTGTTTCAAGTGTGAGGGCCAGCCTTCGCGCCTGCTGGTCGCCGTGCGGGTCAGGCTCTACAGCGCCGAAGAGCTGGCGAAGCTGAACGCGATCGCCGCGAAGAAGGCGGCGAAGAAGGCCGAGAAGGCGGCCAAGGCCGCGGCCGAGAGGGCGGCGGCGGAAGCTGCGGCGCGGATCGCTCGGGCCGCCCAGGTCGCGGCCGATCCCTTCCATCAGCGGCTTCTGAGCTACGCCGGCGAAAACGAGTTCTTGGCGAACCTCGCCGAGAAGATGCGGATCGCCGATCTGAGCGAGCGGGCGATGGAGGCGGCCGAAGAGGCGATGGCGCGGATCGATGAGAAGCGCAGGCTGGCGGCGGAAGCCGGGTGGGTCGGCGAGCTGGGCGAGCGGATCAAGTTCGAAGGCGTGGTCAAGTCAGTCAGGCTGATCCACCAAGCGGAAGGCTATTGGGACCGGGATCGGTGGCTGGTGGTGATCGAAATCTCCGGTGGCCTGCTGAAGTGGTTCGGCAACTCGCCTCCCGCCAGCGAGGGCGAGAGGGTCAAAGGCTCGGCCAAGATCGAGAAGCACGGCGAGTTCCAGGGCATCAAAGAGAACCTGATCAAGAACCCCCGGTGGGCGGCATGAGCCGCGCCCTGATCATCGGGCTGGTCATCGCCGGCCCCACCGCGCTGCTGCTGGCCGGGCTCGCTGACAGCATCGCCCACCGGCGCCCATGGCGCGCGGCCGGCTGCGTCGCCGGGCTCGCGCTTCTCTACATCGCGCTCCCGGCGCTCGCCGCCTGGGACGCCGCTCAACTTCGGAGGAATTGATGGCGACCATCGTCGCACCGAACCGCATCTGCCCTGAGTGCGGCCAGCGCTTCAAAGCCCACCACGGGCGCCAGCGCTTCTGCGAGACCGCGCACAAGACCGCCTTCCACGCCCGCAACCGGGACCGCGGCAAGGTCGCGATCCCGCTGGTGCAAATCTGGCGGCTCGGGAAGAACGGCAAGACCGCCGAACGCAGCTACGCCTTCAGCCAGCTCTGCGCGCTCACCGACCTTTGGAACGAAGAGGATCGCAACGCCGGTCGCCGGCCCGATCTGGTGGTGAAGGCGAAGATGCGCGCCGGCTGGATCGCGGCCGACGCGCCGGGCGGCGGGATGGCGTACTAGGCGGGGACCAGCCTCAGCCCGCGCTCCACCTGACGCCCAAGATCGTAGACAGCGGCCGAGCCCTCCAGCTCGGCCGTTTGCATCAGCACCGGGAGCCCGGTCTCGATCGACGTCAGGACTTCTTCGCGCGTCGCCACGCGGCCGTTCGCCCACCACTCAAGCGCTTCGGGGTCGCCCAGGCTGAACAGCACGCCGCGGCGGCCCTTCGCCCGGCCGACCGCGTGGATCAGATCGGGCGGGTGGAACGGCGTCCCCTTGCCCGTCCAAAGCAACGTGACGCCGGGGTTGCGCTGAATCCCGATCCCCGCGACCGTCGCCTCGATCGGCATCCCCACGTCGTCGCGGATGCGCTTCGGCTGGCTGAGGAACGGGCAGGCGCGGGCGCTCCAGCGGGCGCACGCCAGATGACACGGCGGCTCGGCGGTGACGCGGTTGATCGCGCACATGGGGCCGATGACGTAGGTCCCCGTCGCGCCCAGGCGGATCGGGCGGCCGCAGACCCAGCACCGGCGCTCGCGGATCGCCTGCCGAAGATGGTTGCCGTCCATGATCCTGAAGTCGGGGCCGCCATTGTGCAGCGGCGCGCTGCGGTCCACGAACCACGGGACCGGGTAGCCGCGCGGGTCCCGATCGAGCAACGCCATCAACGGCGGCAGCTCGGCGATCAGCTCGTCAAGTCGGCTCACTGGTTCAGCTCATCGATCCGGTTGGCGATCGACTTGTCGATGCGCTTGGCGTCGGCGCGGGCGTAGGCGATCAGGCGCTTGAAGCGCCGGTCGGCCACAAGCGCCTCGCCCTGCGTCGCGATCACCGCCGGATCGTCCAGCGCGATGATCCGCACGCGCTCGGCTTCGGCCCACGCCTTGATCGAGTCCATGTCGTCGGGCTGGTTGCCGGTGGAGTCCGGGGGCGGCGCGGGGGAATTATCCGGCCCTTTAAAAGGCCCTCCATTGTCCGGCGCGTCGCGCGGGTCGCGGCTGTCCTGCTTGCCGCTCGCCTTCGCCTCCCACCGCTCGCCGGCCTTGGTCTGCGCGTCGGTCGGCGGGATGGTGTCGAACTCGGGCGCGTCTTCCTCTTCGAAGAGCGCCGGGCGCCCGGCGGGGGACTCCAGCACCGCGATTTCCTCGCGCGTATAGAGCCCCAGAATGCGCGCCGGCCGGTGACGCCGCGCCCAGGCGCGGGCGCCGTAGTAGGCGAGCTGCTGATCGGCGTCACTGAACCACAGCGGCGAGTTCTTGACGCCGATCTGCGCGACGGTCGGCGTGGTGATCTGGCGCGTAACCACGCGGCCGGTGCGGGCCAGCAGCTTGCCGGTGACGCGCACGAAGCGCCCGAGCGCCAGCGGCCGCGCCGGGTCGGCGTAGCCGTAATCGTAGGCCAGCGGCTCTTGCAGCAGGGGGTCGGACTCGATCAGCGCCATGACCCATTGCGCCTCATAGCCGATGCGCTCCTTGTCGCCGGCCCCGGTGAAGTAGGTCTTCGACGCCAGGGCGACCGGATCGGCCCCGAAGCGCGCCGCCTGATAGGCGATGAACATCGCCGCTTCCGGCCGGCGAAGCTGGGGCGCCATCCCCGGCGCGGTGGCGACCAGCGAGGCGGCGCGTTCCAGATCTTCCCAGGCGGCCGGCATGAAGGCCGCGTCGCGCGTGATGACCGCTACGCGGCTGGGCTCGGCGAGCGCCGGAAGGTGGGTCTCGGGCTCATCGATCGGATCGAGTTCGGCAGGTTCGGCCATCGTCTTGCTTCCCTTCAGGACGTGATTGACTCGTGTAGCACCGCGCCTCGATCGAGGCTACGGCGGGTAAAGTTGAACTCGGTCAGGCGCAGCAGCCCGCGATCGGCGACCCACATTTCGGCGTCGTCTTGG